CTGATGGACAGTGGCGGCAGATTGTCACCGTTGAGGATGCGCTGACCGGCGGCTGCAACCTGTTCGACCTGGATCAGCTGTCGCTCGAATACAGCCCGTCCGAGTACCAGAACCTGCTGATGTGCGAATTCGTGGATGATGCCGCTTCGGTGTTCCCGTTCGCCGAGCTGCAGACCTGCATGGTTGACAGCCTGGAGGAGTGGCTCGATTTCAATCCTTACTCGTTGCGGCCCTTCGACTATCGCCCCGTGTGGATTGGTTACGACCCGTCGCACACCGGCGACAGCGCGGGCTGTGCGGTGATTGCGCCTCCGATGGTCAACGGCGGCAAGTTCCGCGTACTGGAGCGCCACCAGTGGCGCGGCATGGACTTTGCCGCGCAGGCGAAATCTATCGAAGACCTGACTAAAAAATACAGCGTTGACTACATCGGCATCGACTCGACCGGCCTCGGTCAGGGCGTGTTTCAGTTGGTGCGTCAGTTCTTCCCAGCCGCCCGTGAAATCAAATACTCCCCCGAAATCAAAACCGCCATGGTGCTCAAAGCCAAAGACACCATCACCAGCGGGCGTCTCGAATACGACACCGGCAGCACGGACATTACCCAAAGCTTTATGGCGATCCGCAAAACCATGACCGCCAGCGGCAACCGCTCAACCTACGAGGCCAGCCGCAGCGAAGAGGCCAGCCACGCGGACGTTGCCTGGGCGATTATGCACGCCCTGTTAAACGAACCCCTCACCGCAGGCAGCGGGAACGACAGCCCGAACATTTTGGAGTTTTACTAATGAGTAAGCGCAAGGGCCGCAAGGCTTTACCCCAGCAACACACCGCCACCCAGCCAGAACAGCAGGCGCAGGCGTTTACCTTTGGTGACGCGTCGCCGGTGATGGATAAGCGGGATATTCTGGATTACGTGGAGTGCATCGGAAACAGCCGCTGGTATGAGCCGCCGGTGAGCTTTGACGGACTGGCCCGCAGCCTGCGCGCCGCCGTGCATCACAGCTCGCCGATTTACGTGAAGCGTAATATTTTAGCCTCGACGTTCATCCCGCACCCGTTGCTCAGTCAGCAGGAGTTCAGCAAATTTGCGCTGGATTATCTGGTATTTGGTAACGCATTTCTGGAGCTACGGCGTAATGCGCTGGGCGAGCCACTGCGGCTGGAGACATCACCAGCAAAATATACCCGCAGAGGAACGGAGGAGGGTGTTTACTGGTTTACGCAGTATTGGAAAGAGGCGCATGAGTTTGAAAAAAGCAGCGTGTTCCACCTGATAGAGCCGGACATTAATCAGGAGCTTTACGGCCTGCCGGAGTATCTCAGCGCGCTAAACAGCGCCTGGCTGAACGAGGCGGCGACGCTGTTCCGTCGCAAATATTACCAGAACGGCGCGCACGCCGGATACATTCTCTACATGACCGATGCGGCCCAAAGCAGCAGCGATGTGGATAAAATGCGCCAGGCGATGCGCGACACCAAAGGGCTTGGCAACTTCCGCAACCTGTTCATGTACGCACCCAACGGCAAAGCGGACGGCATCAAGATTTTGCCGCTCAGCGAAGTGGCCACGAAAGACGATTTTTTCAATATCAAAAAGGCCAGCCGCGACGACCTGTTAAGCGCGCACCGCGTGCCACCACAGATGATGGGGATTATTCCCGACAACGCGGGCGGGTTTGGGGATGTAGAGAAGGCGGCACAGGTTTTTGTTAGGAATGAATTGACGCCATTACAGGAGAGGATGAAGGAAGTTAGCAGCTATTTTAAAGAAGATATTATTTCATTTAGGAAATATATATTAGACTGAGAAGAACTGAATCATTCAGTGTTAAGGGGATATTGATTTTATTATAGTTGTTGCTTCAAGGCATTTTTTTGAAATAGCAACTGCCGTGGACTTTGACGAAATCCTATTAGGAGATTCAAAGTCCCCTCCAGTTGTTAAAGTGAAAATCTTCGATGAAAAATCAGATAGGCTTTCAGCTTTGTATTTATTTTTTACTCGTCTGCTTAGATGAGATAGCAATATTTCAATGTGTTTGTCAATGAGAGGGTTTAGTGATTTTATTTTTACTTCATCAATGCTTAGATCATCTTTTTTTTCTTGTGAAAAGCCAATGGTCCAATATTTCAGGGCAACATTTTCTAACGTGTTGATTAAGTCAAGGATTGAAGAGGAAATATTTTTTATTCGATTTATTCTTCTTTCATTGATTTGTTGCAATAGATTAAACCCAAAGGCACTCAACGCACCTACAACAGCTACGAACACTGCAGAAAGAGTACCATTATTTGTGCTTAAGTTAACTGCATCAATTATTTTCGTTGTAGATAGGGCGACCTGATAAATTAAATCAACCTGTTGGTTTTGGGGTGGTGGATTAAATATGTAATCAAAAGTAAAGCCATGGTTTAAATCATGATGTTTTGTGAGATCGACATAGACATCTTTAAGCAAATATTCTTTTTTAAACATATTATAAACCCTTTGTGCTAGAATAAGGTTTTGAGTTAAATACAGCTTCATTAATATATTGAATTATTCTTTTCTTAAAGAAAATAAAATCATCATCATTGGCTTTTAAATCAATTTTAGACAAAAGTTCTTCAGAGGTCATATAACCGTATTTTACGATCCCAGCAAAAGCTTCAACCAAAAAGGAAGAGCCATAGCCCTCAACGTTATCATCTAATATTACTAATAATTTTTCGTTTTGTCTCAGTGCTGACAGTTTCACGCGCAAAAGCTCCTCTCTGAATTGTTCTCCACTACTTCCTGTTTTATCTGAATAAAATCGTCCTGAAGGAAGATTTGAAAATTCTTTGCCAATATTAAGTATGATAGGACTTACAATTGTATTATTCATTAACTTACTCCTTTGCAAGTCAGAAATTAGAGACTTGCACTCCATATGATAAGTGTACCACAAACAGGCATTGGGAAGTTTTCTGTTTTAATTTTAGTTTTTCCGCCCAAAATCTCGTGTTTGTAGAGTCCATGCAAACTCATAATAGAGAGATAACCATCACCTCTTTCCCTTATAAAATCAAGAAGATCTTGGAGGCCTTTACCTCTATCCTGCTCGCCAGTGCTTGTGCGATCCAGCTCGACAGCTGCTTTTAGGAGAACTTCATCTTTTTTTTGTTCATTTTTTGTTAATTTTGATAATACTAAGATTATTTTTTCCCATATTTGTGATGCTGGTAAGGATTTTGGAATGCCGATACCTTGGTCATAAAAAACGATCTTTAATACCTTTCTAGTTTCATCATAGGAACCTGTTAAATACCAATTTTTATCTTTATCTTTAAATCCTAAATCAGCAGGGTATGCATGTTGTGAAACATTTGTGATTGCTTCACTTAAACCGCCTTGTAGTATCACCCATTTACTTACTTTTTCGCCAACAACTTTTATAATTTCTTCTTTTAATTCCAAAGTTTTCTGAATGTCGCCACATTTACCTTTTAAGTATCTTACAAATTTAACATCTTTATCAGTGATATTTGACGTGTCTATTTTCAATCCTTTGCTTTTATTAAATAACTCGAAAAAACCTAAGTCGTGAAATTTTTTCAAAATGCTTTTATCCCACGTATTTATTTTTGGTGTGAGTCTTTGTCTGACGGCATCATCCCATTTTGATAATTCAGCAGTTAAAACTAGCGCAGCGGAAGTGGATATGTTTTTGAGTTCAGAGAAATCAACAAAACCTAATTTATAAGTTGGGCTTAAAGATATTTTTGTTTCGACTAGTTTTCTAATGGCCGTGATGTGCTGAATTGTTTTATCATATTCTGATGAGAAGTTCATTACGCTGGGTAAGATGAGCTTTAGGCTTTTTTTCTTAATTATTTCCACTTTTAAACCATTGCGCCATTGTTCGTCGATCCACTTTTTTACGAGTTCCCATGAGTGACCATGGAAGGGCCGATTTTTTTTTGAAGAGTTTTTTTTCCTTCTCCGCAATTTCAAACCAAGGGATATGTCCATAAGCCATTGTTTTTTTGTTATTTTTTTCATT